GGAAGGGTGGCCGGTTTCGTCCGGAAGGGTGGCCGGTTTGCTCCGGAAGGGTGGCCGGTTTCGTCCGGAAGGGTGGCCGGTTTGCTCCGGAACGCCGGCCGATTTACTCCGGAATACGCACTCAACATGGTATGTGCCGTAAATTAATGTGTACTTTGTGTAAATAGTGTACTTGGCGCAGTTAGTTCAGTTTGAGAGCTAAATTGTATATATATAGTATTAGACAACTATGTTACTGATGCACGTTCGCTCATCGTTTTTAAACCTCCTATATATATTTAAAACCAGCTACTAAGTTAACGATTTATCCATAGCGCGCATACTACATAAAATACACTTCATGCATGACCTACTCTAACTGCCATGAGCTCACCAATCCTTTTGCGGCTCGCTCCAAGGCGTCATCTTCAATACCGATGGTTTGGCAGACCCTCACCAGTGTGTTGATGTCAGGAATCACGGAGAAGGGGCCTCCGATACGCCTTAGCTCAAAGCCGTACCCTCTGAGTATCTTCGCGACCTGGCGAGAGTTCAGATTAAACCCGAATTCATACTGGATAATCCTCAACAAGTCCCCTTCAATTTTCACGTTCCTGATTTCAATCTCTTCATTTTTGGTCAGCGCCCTGAGGAGAGCCTGGACGACTATCGGGCCCGGCTCGTAGCTCTGGCCGTCCTTCAGGATTTGAGTCGCTTCAACAAGTCTGACCCACATAGAGTCAAGGAATTCTTTGTCTTCGCCTATAGTGGCGAGAGTGATCAATGGCCGGTAGCTGTCGACAACCCTTGGAGCAATGTCCTGCGGGATTTTCACGTTGCCAGGGAGCTTAACGGACGCCTTCAAACCAGCCTGCTCAAGCACGACCTCTTTGGCTTGTTCACCGAGGTTCTCTATCCTGTCGTAGCTTCGGCTCATGTCTGGAACGGTGTTTATCGTTATGCTACGCCCTTCAAGAGCAGGGTCGCGGAATGGTACCCGCTTATGGATGATGCTGGGGCCATAGATATGTATGTAAGTCGTGTTCCAGATGCCTCCCCCGGCTGGGATTTTCTTGGCGCAAACGGCGGTCTCGCGCATATATCTGAGACTCAGGTATGATTCAATATCATCTTTAGCACTGTCAGCCTCATCGATGATAGCTGTGCCATTATGGGCCTTACCAAGCTCGTCTCTGATGGTCGGCCCGCTCATCTCCATCGCTGTGAAGCCGTACGGTTGGAAGGCAAGTTGGCGGAAAGCGGCAAGGAGGCTGGACTTGCCCGTCCCATTAGTGCCAGTCACGTTCAGGATAGGGAAGGGGTTTATCTGGTCCAGGAACCACGTTGACAGGCAATAATATGAAGCTAACCTTTCTTCAAAGTCTGGGAGCCCGGAGACTTGGTGAAATATCGAGGCGATACGCTCGGCGGTTTCTTTAGTGTTCATAGAAGCTCCTCTCGTGGCCGATGGACATTGATAACCTGAGAGTGCGGGAATAGTGTGTGAGGATAGTTGTATTTGGAGATTTACTACTAAGCCCGAGCGCGCTACAATAGAAATGAATGTAATTTCTGCTTCTGTTGTTGCCTTGGGGGTTAGGCGCTCTACTGCGGCGTGGAGCGCCTGATTCGTTAATGGCCATCGTCTTTTCTCCTTTCTGGGTGATATTTGGATGGTTGGTAGTCCGGGCATTCCTCGCGTTGGCTGTGGCACTTCAGGCCGGCTTTGTGGCCTCTGGCACATACTGGTCTGCCTTTCCAGTTATAGTGCCGGCACATCTCAATCTTGATGTTTGCCATCTTCGCCCTCCATTTCCTGCATCAGCTTATCAGCTTGACTCTCAAAGCCCTTTGGAACCAGGATTAATAGCTGGTTGCCGAGTATGGTCAGTGTTGCAATCCTTTCACGGTAGTAGTTACACCAGCCTTGGGGCAAAGTAACTGCGGTAGATGAGCCGATGTGAAAAGGTTTTCTTATGACTTTAATACCCATTTTGTACCTCCCTTTATTTATATTTATGCTTAATACTATTTTAGGTTGCGCAAATACAAATGCTAAACGCCGGCCACTTCATATCCACATTACTTTTCTCACTAACAAAACTCACGTTATCTTTAGTTAATCAGTTTGTGGCTAAGAGGGGCAGGTAGTGCCCGCCCCTCGTCCGCCTTCTTAGTCTACTTGATTATTTTCCTGTTTGAAGCCATCTTATTCTTTCTCGTATATCTGGGTAGACTCCTTGGGTTGGTCATAAATGAAGTTAAGGTCAACATCTACGCCAATAAGGTCTTTGAACTTGATTGTCAGGTACGTGCCATCTTTCTTATTTTTGATGTGGATCGCACCTTTATCCGCATCTACATAGGCAATCTCCCCGCTTATCAGTTCGCTTTCCATTGTCTCACCTCCTTTCCCAATTGATTTTTTCTGGCTTCTGGTGTAAATTCTCTCATAGGCGCAGAGCACTGTCAGTCCTGTTTAGTTTTGTTTAGTTTTCTGAAATTTGAGGCACAGGAATCGAAATGGGACAACCAACAGACCCCGAAAATATTCAGCTCATAGCTGTTCTACGTGTTGTAGGCTTAAGCCAAGATGATATGGCAAGCGTACTTCATTTAGCTAAGGTAACCATAGTAAAAACTGAGAAGTGGTTAAGAACGGTGGACTTTGAGAAAGTCTGGGATATTCTTGATGATAATGTTCTAAAAGCTACTGTGGTGCGCGAATTGCCTTCTTTTGAAGAAGTTGATAACAGCATTCTAGTAAAGGCTCCCCAGGTTGACCGAGCATCCATACTGGCACACTATGGTCGTAAGGCTCCAGAGAAAGATTCAGAAGAAGACACAAAACGGCACAGAGATGACCTTGGCTGGAGCCAAAAAATACATCTTGATACTCTAGCCGAGTCAGCACAAAAACTCCGAAGTCGAATTATTAACCCTGACATTCGCAAAAGGCCATTTACAGAAGAAAAGTCACTATGGGATTGGAATAATTTCAATTGGCGACTTGCACCAAGCTACTGGTTCTTAATGGTGGTGCCGCTACTTGATGAAGTCTTCATTAGTGCATGGATACTCAATTGGGAAAATCTTCTATCACACCTGGCTGATAGTAGACTTAAAAAGCATTATGATGAGCTTGAAAAAAGTACTGATGAACTTCAGAGCAAATTGAACGAGTTTGTAGCCAAGTTAAAGTCAACAGATTCTCGCTGGTGGAATGAATGGGGAAAATTTATTGATTATTTAGGGACGTCTTTTGTAGATGGCAGAGGATTTCAACCGGATGTTATCACTCAGAAAAAAACCATTGACGAGATTGCAGACAGCCTCCCAGTTTCGAATAAATTTATAGAGGATACAGCCAAAAGATTCAAGGAATATTATCCTAATCTGGATAAGCATTGTGACCAGTTAGAGAACCTTCTTCAACAAGTTTATGATGACCTAGACTCTGGCACAGTCAGTAAAGAGATTGAAGCTAGCAAGTGTTCAGAGTGTCCCTGATGCATTTTGGATAAATAATACGCCAAACGTAAAGTGTATATTATGCACTATGTGTAATTAGCACATATTGGAAAGTTTGTAAGCCTTTTTGTGTATATACATAAAATTGTTACCAAAGCTAACAAATTAACCTTTGTGCACAAAATACACTTGGTACACTTGACCTGAAGGGTTATTGAAGTGAAAACGGGAAAGCACGTCAAATAAGAGATAGATTAGAATTATGAAAGTGAAAGATCCCAGACTGGCAACAACATTTTCATTGAGTCCCCAATGACTCAAGTGGGTTGTTGCTCTCCTCAAACAGCCAAGGTATAGGAACCTTTAATATCTTGGCGATAGCGTAAACCTCAATATCTGACGCAGGTCTTCTTCCACTTTCAAGTTTAGCTATTCCTGACCGGTCTATGGTTACGTCCAATAGCTGTAGTTGTGCGGCTAGCTCCATTTGAGTAATCTCCGACTCTTTCCTACCCTTACGAACTCGCTGGCCGATGATGTTCTTTCTACGCACATCTGAATAATAAAGGAAAACTACGATAATAAGTGTTCCCGTACAGCACATTTTGCGTTATAATAAATCTGCTTGAGCTTCAAAAGACTTAGTAAAACATTGGGTGCCCAGCCCGTGAGAGGAGGGAGCTATGACAAAGCCAATCACCCGGCACCGGAACCTAGGAACACTATCTTTCACCATCATCTTTATCTTGTTTGCGAGCCTTCTGTTTCTTGCTGGTTGTGACACTATTACCTACACGCCGCCGTCTACCCCATCTACACACTCTTCTCCTGCTACGCCTACTACACCTGTACCAGAGCAAATCCAAAGCCCACCATTAGTTGTTGAGCTAGATTACTTCGGCATCAAATCTACTCATCGAGGTACAGAGCCAGTGCCACCGAAAATCCAACTCTATGTTTTGGTTGATGATGGCAAGACAAAACAGATATCCAGTTTCCCGCCTGGCAATGAAGGTATGGTCATGGAGGATTTTCACCTGGAAAACCTGAGAGGCCAGGGCGAAGTCTTCTGTACTTCTTCAGTCGGCGATTACCTGAAGATATCTATACTCGCATACAGCAGTGAGGATAAAGAGACGAAGCTGGAAATATGGCGAGCGATGGAGGCGCTTCAACCAGGTGTTAGCACGCTAAGGCAGATTTACGAGCAGCTACCTAAGAAAGAGGTTCTGATAGGATATTATGACAATACCTGGCATCCAGAAGATAATTGGGGTATTGGCAAGTATGAAGCAGTGGGCAGCGGTGACCTGAAGCTTTGGTTCCGGATATGGTCGGAGACTGAAACAAAAGCTATAGCCAAGCCGTCTTTCGGCCCGGAAGTAAGGATTCTGGACGTGAAGTTACCATCCAACGTGAAGAAGCGAAGCCCAGATGAGCTTGTTTTCGTTGACACCTATCCCACTAAGCTTATTCTGCAAAATGATGAGGCAGTCGATGTCACAGTCGATGTCATGATTGATGGGCAGGGGCATTGCTTAGATTTGATTGCCTTTACTGGAGGCGAGGTGACCATACCTAAATATGGGCATAAAGAGATTACTACCAAATATTACTATGAGACTGCAGATACCAGACAGATAACTTACACCATATCATATAAAGGCGTGGAACTTGATACCTGGCAAGGCAAGCTCTCCGTTGCTCCATAGATGACAGTGAAAAGATAGGTTTCTAAACCCAAAAACAGGCTACTCAAATTACTTGGGCATACCTAAAGCCTAGGTAACGTTTAAAATGCAAACTGCGCGTATTGTAGCGCTTCTGGCACTTGTTTACTAACTGCTGCTTGAGTAGGTAAGTGCCAATAGAGAATAGAATAGTTGAGTATATTTTTTGAGAGAATGAACTTTTTGATGTTTTGTACAGGTCTTGACACCTATGCCTGACTGACCTAAAGTTATGGCGTGACTATTCAGCTTATACAGCAGTACTATACAAAGGTTGAAAAGCTCATCCAGTATGGTGGCTCTAAGAACGAGACTTCCATTCGTTCCGCTTTCCAAAACCTATTAGAGCAATATTGCGCTGGTAAGAATCTCGTTCTTGTTCCCGAATTGAAGTATAGCAGCGTCGCTATCCCTGACGGTACGTTGAAAGATGCTTTACGTCAAGACTGGGGCTATTGGGAAAGCAAAGATACTTTTGACTCCCTTGACGTGGAAATACAGAAAAAGATTGAAAAGGGATATCCGACTACAAACATCCTCTTTGAGGATAGCCAAACTGCCGTCCTTTTTCAAAACGGCATTGAAGTATCCCGTGTCGATTTTAAGAACGCAAATGCCCTTCATGCACTACTTACTGCCTTTGTCAGCTATGAGCCGAAGGAAGTGCAGACCTTTCGCGCTGCAATTGAGAAATTCAAGCAAGATTTGCCCGACCTTGTTGCTGAATTACGCCAGCTAATCGAGAAACAGGCTGAAGAAAATCTCGCCTTTGCCCAGGCTAGGGCTGACTTTTTAGAACTCTGCCGCGAGTCTATTAATCCACATATTGTCATGGCTGATATTCGTGAGATGCTTATTCAGCACATACTTACTGAGGATATCTTTATCACTATCTTCAGTAACGCTCAATTCCATCAGGAAAACAACATTGCTCGTGAATTAGCGAAAATCACCAAGACCTTCTTTGTCGGGGCTATTCAAAAGAATATCCTGCTCAAAATTGACCCATATATCAAGATTATTAAAGCTGCCGCCAGCAACATTTCTGACCATCATGAAAAGCAGCGTTTCCTTAAAATCTTTTACGAGAATTTTTATAAAGCTTACAATCCCGCCGGAGCTGATAGGCTTGGCATCATTTATACACCTAACGAGATTGTACGCTTTATAGTAGATGGAGCTGACCATCTAGTTTATAAACATTTTAATCGTCTCCTGAGTGACAGGGATGTTGAAATTCTTGATCCTGCCACAGGCACCGGCACATTTATCACGGAAATAATAGAACATTTACCTAAAAACATCCTTCCTTATAAGTACGAGAATGAAATTCATTGTAATGAAGTCGCCATTTTGCCTTATTACATTGCCAACCTCAATATCGAATACACCTTCTTTCAGAAAATGAATCAATACTCGGAATTCAAGAACATCTGCTTTGTAGATACACTGGATAATCTCGGCTTTAATTTCGATAAAAAACAGTCGCATTTTCTTTCCATAAGCGCGGAAAACCTTGAACGCATCAGACACCAGAACCAACGAAAAATTTCTGTTATTGTAGGAAATCCGCCTTACAATGCCAACCAACTAAACGAAAACGAAAACAATAAGAATCGCCCATATCCCCAGATAGATAAGCGCATTAAAGAAACTTATATCAAGCACAGTACCGCTCAAAAAACAAAGCTTTACGATATGTACTCACGCTTTATTCGTTGGGCCAGCGACAGGTTAGAACCAAATGGTGTTTTAGCTTTTATTACGAATCGCTCTTTGGTTGACGCTAGGACATATGATGGTTTCCGCAAGGTTGTTTCAGATGAGTTCTCATACATTTATATCATTGATTTAGGCGGGGATGTCAGAGCCAATCCAAAACTATCTGGCCCTAAACACAATGTCTTTGCGATTCAGACTGGGGTTGCTATTACTTTTTTCGTCAAAAGCGAAAGCGACAAAGGTAATCCCTGTAAAATCTATTACACCCGCCGTCCTGAACTAGAGACCGCCCGCGAGAAACTACAATTCTTATCTTCCACAGGATTCAAGGAACTGCCATTTACCCATATTATTCCAGATAAGAACAGCAACTGGATTAACTTGACGGAGAATGACTGGGATGACCTTATCCCTCTTGCTTCAAAAGAAACAAAGTTCGCTAAAAACCAAAGTAACCAACAAGCAATATTTAAGATGTTTTCCCTAGGTTTAGTTACAGCAAGAGATGAATGGGTTTATGACATAGCTAATAGTAATTTAAAAACCAAGGTTACTTTTTTTTGCGAACTATTTGAAAAAGAAAAGATTAGATGGAACGCTTCTGATAAGAAGACACCGATAAATGACTTCGTTGACCGAACAATAAAATGGACTTCAGAACTTGAAGCTCATTTAAAAAATGGAGACAGTCTTAAATATAATAGAAAACGTGTTAGAGAATCCCTTTATCGTCCTTTTGTAAAAAGACTTCTATATTATGACAGGATAATAGTTCATCGTCTTTACCTGCAAAATGAAATTTACCCTATTCAACGTATAGCTGAAAATATACTAATCGCCGTTAACATTGGTAATAAACCCTTTAATGTCATAGCGTCAAAAAGTTTGGTTGATTATCATTTTAATGGTGATTCACAGTGTCTACCCCTTTATCGCTTTGATAAGCTAGGTAATCGCGTTGATAATATCACAGACTGGGCTTTAGAGCAGTTTAAGGAACACTATAAAGACCCTAAGATTACCAAAGAAGCTATCTTCCGGTATGTCTACGCAGTTCTACACCATCCGGCCTACCGTGAGAAGTATGCCATAAACTTGAAACGTGAATTTCCCCGGATTCCCTTCTATGATAACTTCCAACAATGGGAGACTTGGGGAAGTAAGCTTATTAACTTACATCTGAATTACGAAACAGCTAACCCTTATCCATTTAAGCTAACTGACCTGAAAGCCGAAAGCTCAAAGCCCACCGTTAAGCCGAAAGCTATATTGAAAGCTGATAAATTGGATAATTCCATTCGCCTTGATACCACCACAACCCTTAAGAAAATACCCTCTGAGGCCTGGGATTACAAACTGGGCAATCGCTCCGCTATTGAATGGGTACTTGAATATTATAAAGAGCGAAAGCCGAAAGACCCCACAATCCTTGAGAAGTTCAATACCTACCAATTTGCTGACTATAAAGACCAAGTAATTGACCTGCTAGCGCGAGTATGCACCGTAAGTGTAGAGACCATGAAAATTATTAAAGAGATGGAATCAGATGGTTAATCAGCACGAACGAGCCTATCGTGCATGGAACATATTGACACAATATGCTTCTAATAGAAGTATTATTACATATGGCCAACTTGGCGAACAACTCGGCATTCACCATCGCCCTACCCGTTATGTTCTTGACCTTATACAGAATTACTGCCTTGAAGAAAAACTTCCCCCATTAACCATATTGGCCGTGAATCAGATGACTCGACTTCCAGGTCCAGGTTTTATTGCCTGGGATATAGACAACCTAGCTCAGGGAAGACAACAGGTTTTCAATTATTCATGGAGTTCTTTAGAAAATCCTTTTACCTTTGCCCATGATGACACTCCATATAATAACGTAGTCGATGAGATATACAATGACCCAGACCGAGCCGAAGACGCATATGCTAGGGTAAAGGTACGAGGTATGGCTCAACAAATATTCCGAAACGCTTTGCTTATGGCGTATTCCAGCAGATGTGCGTTTACAGGTTTACAATTTGTACCTTGCTTAGATGCTTCCCATATAATACCTTGGGCAGAGTCCACACGTGCACAACGAATGGACATACGTAATGGAATACTTCTATCTTCTGTGCATCACCGACTTTTCGACCAAAAACTAATCACCATAGACGAAGAATATAAAATACGCTTTTATGACCCATCTATGAAGGAACCACCGCAATATTCTAGATATGACAAGCTTCTAACTGCTGAGTTGGAAAGTAAGGCTATTCAGCTTCCACATAATCGGAACCATTGGCCTAAACTAGAATGGATACGAAAAAGAAACGCAGATATTGAATGGCTATAACCTTGAAAGTTTTCAGGGAACCGAGAAGAAGCCAATAGGATAATGCTAGTGTCACCAGTAAATTGGAGCAACTATACGATTGAATATCAAGAGGCGGTGAATTTGCTCCTTGAAAATATGACCAAGACTGGTAGACGGAATTTTATGGTCTTTCCTACAATCTTCCTATACCGTCACTACATTGAGTTAATATTGAAGGAAATCCTATTGAATAATTGGGAATACTTGGAAATATCTCCACCTTTTCCAAGAGGTCACAATATACTTGAATTATGGAGGAAATGTAGGGACTGTCTGCAAAAAACGGACAAGTTAGTTGATCCTTCATTTGCTGAAAGTAATGGGTATGCTGAACAGATTATGCCAACTCACGATGCCATAGAAGCCGACCTAAAGAAATTTTCAGAACTTGACCCAGATTCACAGCATTTCCGGTATCCAGTTGATCTCCAAGGCAACTCAATAGAGGTTGACGAAAAACTGCTAATTGAAATTCTACGTGAATTACCAGATTTAGTGGAAAGGATAAGTTATAACTTAGATGGAATAAGTACAGGCATCGATACTATTCTCCAAGACAAATATGATTGCCTTACTCAGCAAGAATATCTGTAAATTTAATTACTATCCAAAGGAAAATTGCTATTTACCCAATATTTCATAGTATGATACAGTCTCAAACTCTCCTCAAACTTCACACTCCTAGTATACCTCAGCACCATATCCAAACTCTCCCACCTACCTGTTTCAAGATAGGCTAATCACAAACTTTACTGCCAATTGTTGTAACCTACAACCAGGAAAAGACCCTGCCCACCATTGACTTCTACGACGTCGGCGACTCCTGGTCAGAGTCCACGCCGACCTTCGAGCAGAAAATAGCCACCCTGAAGATTATGGGCGGCGACGCCGACGTGGATAACTTCCTCAAGGCGACCCGCAGCAACATCCAGGATCTGGAGGCGGCCGTGGTCGAGCTTAAGGCCAAGGCGCTCCGGGACAAGTTCGAGGAGACCTTTGTCTACGGCGATTCCTCGGTCAACGCCAAGCAGTTTGATGGGCTGAGGAAACTGATTAACACCGGCACCGCCGGCGACCAGCTGATATCCATGAGCGACACCGGGGCTACACTTACCCTGGGCAAGCTGGACGAGCTTATCGACGCGGTAAAGGGCGGCAAGCCCGATGTGCTGCTGATGAGCCGCCGCTCCCGGCGCAAGATTAACGCCCTGGTCAGGGCCGCCGGCGGCATGATTGAGACCGATAGAGACCGCTGGGGCAACTTCGTCCAGCTTTGGGACGGTATCCCCATCGGCGTCAACGACTGGATACTGGATACCCACCTCTTAAGTGGCGGGGTGGAGACGGCCACCACCGGTGACACCTGCTCCACCATCTACGCTTTCCAGATGGGGGAGGGGGCGCTCTGCGGCCTGACCGGCCCCGGGCACCTCACCGTTGAGCCAATCGGCTCGCTGGAGACCAAGGACGCATCACGGACCCGCATTAAGTGGTACTGCTCGCTGGCTCTGTTCAGCTCAATCAAGTCAGCCGCTTTAATCGGGGTCAAGGACTAACTTAAGTTAATTTCGGGGGGGCCTTTTAGCGGGCTCCCCCCAACGGGAGGAGAAAATGAAAAATAAAGACACAGCGCAATGGCTCTGCCGCTACCGGCTCAGTAAATACCGCCAGGACATTTCGCCCTACCGGGGGGCGGAAAAGGCCTTCCATGACCGCTTCCAGCCCTATGAGGTGATAGAGGGTGAGGGCAACTGCCTGCTTAATACCGGCATCGATGAGATGTGGGACCTGATTATCGGCGGTTCGGCCAATCACTTCGACAGCACCTATGCCCAGGTGGGGGTGGGCGATTCCACCACCGCCGCCAACGCCACCCAGACCGACCTCCAGGCGGCCACCAACAAGACCTACAAGGGCATGGAGAGCGGCTATCCCACCTCTACCGACCAGAAGGCGACCTTTAAGGTCAGCTTCGGCGATAGCGAAGCCAACTACGCCTGGAACGAGTGGGTGGTCAAGCAGTCGTCCAGCGGTAAGTGCCTTAACCGCAAGGTCGAGTCCCTGGGCACCAAGTCAAGCGGCACCTGGACACTGGAAGTAAGCATAACTTTAAGCTGATAGCCGCCGGCAGGCGATGAGGGACATTGTGGTCAGTTATTGGAGGGATAGAAATGCCAACAGTAGCGACATTCAACGACTCAGGCACACATACTAAAAACGGCTGGCTCAAGGTGAGGTTTGATTTGTGCTGTGGCCAGGGGAGTAAGACACACCCTCTCCACTATGTTGACCACTTTGACCGGGAGCCGACAGAGGAAGAACTGGCCGATGAAGCTAAACTGGCCCTGATTCCAACTCACAAAGAGCTTAACCCCACTATCTGCCACTTTATCACCATTGACCCTGAGACTACCGGAGAGGAACTGGAGGCTAAGGTCAGGGAGATTTTTGACGTTGATACCTTGAGCCAGCTTGATAACCTGCTTTCCGACGTGGAGTGGCTGGATGCTACCAGATGGCGGGTCAAAGAAACCAGCGTGAGGCAGGCTGTGCAACTAATGAATACCAGCGCCAGACGGGGAAGTGGCCGGATAGTCCCGTACTCCACCGATACTAAACAGCTTATTGAGGAAGTCAACGCCCGTTTTGCCGGTATGGAGGTTGAAGTTGGCAATTGATATTGGGGCTGCTGCGATTAATCGGGCTACAAATTCCGATGACCGCCCAAGAATAGAAGGCTCAAATCCTGCTAATGCCGATGGGACAATTGATACGGTAAAGGTTTGGATGGCGTATGGGACAACTACCTTCCAAGCGTGTATCCAAGAACACTTAGGTAGTAACGTTTTTACGACCCGTGATTATGAGGATATCGGCAGTGTTTCAAGTGGCTCTGAGCAGACCTTTACTGGACTAAGTATGGATGTAGTTACGGGCGATTATCTTGGTTGTGATTACCAAACTGGCAACATTGAAGCAGATACAAGTGGTGGTACTGGTATATGGTGGGATTATACAGGGACTACAATCCCATGCACGAACGAAACATTCCAATGGGTAACAGGAACCCAGTATTCCCTCTACGGCATGGGGACGGAGGGGGGTGGGGCTACCGAGAAGACTGGCTCTGATACCGGAACCGGCGCGGAGACAAAAGCATCGGGAAATCCATTAGCTGCCATCAATGGCGGTGAAACCGGCAGCGGCGCCGACTGGCTGCCGGGCCGGGATATTGCCCTGCCTGATACTGGTGCCGGCGTTGACGCACTGGTTTCACTGCAGACGCCGGCGGCCAAGACCGCCTCTGACGCTGGTTCCGGGGTGGAGGGCACACCGCTGTCCGGCGCTGTTCTGGTTGATAATGAAACCGGTATCGGCGTTGATGCCCTGGTTTCAGTGCAGACGCCGGTGGCTAAGACTTCTTCTGATGCCGGCTCCGGGGTGGAGGCTATACCGGTGCCCGGCGCTGTTCTGGCGGGCAGTGAAAGCGGCGCTGGCATCGAGGCCTTTATCGCCCGGCTGTTAGCCGCCGCCGAGACCGGTTACGGTGCTGAGGCCAGTGAAATCGGGGGTGGGGGTCTGCTCAAACACCTGTTTGCCAGCGAGCTGGGGGAAGGCGCCGACGGACTGACCGCCAAGATTGAAATGTCGACCAAGGGGGGAGGTATGAGACTATGGACTTAAGCACGATGAGAAGCATTGTCAGGCGCGATTTAAAGGACGAAGACGCGCAGAACTACCGCTGGAGCGACGACGAGATGGACCGGCACATCACCCGCGCCGTAAAGGAGTTTTCCGAGGCGGTGCCCTTTCCGGCCAAGGCTACCCTGCCCACCACCGCCGACTCCAGGGTGATTGATATCTCTCCGCTGACCGACCGGGTTATGGTGGAGGCGGTGGAGTATCCCCTGGGCATCTTCCCGCCCTGCTACCAGAAGTTCGCGCTGTGGGGGCATGCTCTGACCCTGTTCGGGGAGAAAGAACCCGATGGCTCCGACTGCAACGTCTATTACGGCATGCTCCACACCCTTGACGGGCAGGGGTCATCCATACCCAGCAAGCACGAGGACCTGATTGCTACCGGCGCCGAGGGCTATGCCGCCGTTGGGTGGGCGAGCTATGCCATCAACCGGGTGAGCCTGGGCGGCACCACCACTCCCGGGGAGTTTCTGGCCTGGGGCAATGAGAGATTAAAGCAGTTCCGCAGCGAGCTGAAGCGGCTGGGGAGAAGGAACCAGGTAAGAATCCGCCAGCTTTACCGCCAGTAAAGGAGATTAAAATGAAAGTGAGAGAGGCGTTGGCTAAGACTAAAGACGATTTGCCCGGGGAGGCGTTTGCCATCGTTGGCGACCCCGATGGCCCGGATAGCTGGAAGCTGCCCCACCATAAGAAAAGCATCCTGCGGGCTTTGAAGGGGAGGCTGGATATAGAAAAGACGGTTGACTGGGAATTAATGCCGGCGGCGGTGGCGGCACTATCGCCCGGCGGCTACCGGGGGCGGCGGGTTGAGGCCAGCCCGGAGCAGATACTCCAGGCAGCCAAGCACCTGGCCGGCCACTACCTCAAAGCCGATAAGCCTCTGCCGGATACCCTGGCGGTGCTGGGATAAGGGGGTAAAGATGATAGAAGGACTGTATAAATGGCTCTGGAGCCGGATAGGGGGCCGACCCTGGACCTATATCATGCGGGATAGCCAGACGAAACACCCCCTGTTGTGGCTCCTGGGGTTCGGCGCTCTGGGTATCGTGCTGGGGCACATTTTCTGGTAAAGGAGGTCTGGATGAGACAGCTCAGCTCCACATTGCTCGCCGCCCAGCAGGGGGCTTCCCGCCTTCCCTATGTTAAGGTGGAAGCCTCAAACAGGCACGCCGGCGTGGTCAACCTGCGCTGGGAGAGGCTCTATAGCGGCTCGGAGGACGACTACCACCACGCCGTTACCATGCCCGGCGATGGCTCCCTGATAAGGGTCAGGGTGACACCCCCCTCCGATGCCCGAAAGCTCTACCGGCAGCGGGTGGCTAGTCCCACCCCCCAGTCCGACTTCAGCCAGTGGGTCTACACCAGCCAGTATGACGTGGTTACTGTCGCCAGCTGCTCGCTGGGGGCTGAGGTCGGCATCTTCTGGATTAAGGGCGACCGCAAGCTCTACCACCTCAAAAGCACCGACTACGGGGCGAGCTGGGGAAGCCCCCAGCTCCTGACCTATACCCCCACCACCGCTATTAACGGCCTGGCCGCGGCTTTTAAGCCCGACGGCGATATCGCCCTGTTCTTTGCCGACCAGGCGACCCTCTACGTGATGAAGCGGGTAGCTGATAGCTGGCAGGCTAAGGTCGCCTGGGACAAGTCAACCGGCGATTTGTCCGGCGTGGCCACTGTTTATGGCGACGACTGGAACCTGTTCGTCACCGGCCAGGATAGCGACGACAATTTTAAGCTGTGGTCGCTGGTATACGGGGACGGTGGGGACGTTGCCGCCGGAAGCTGGTCGGAGCTCAAGGAGTTTGCCTCAGCGCCAGCCGACGGCGATTTTGAATACCGCACCGCCTTTATGGCTAGGCCCGATGTCTACCGCTGCTTTTTTGTTGAGAAGTTCGATGGTAGTGAAGCCTACAGCCGTCCCTGCTGGTCATGTTCAATCCCGGAGAGCAAATTTATCGATAGCCTGTGGCACGAGCCGGTGCCGTTTAATCTTTCCAGCCAGTACGGGCTGGCTATCGCCCACCACGGCAACTACTGCTGGCTGTCGGCCCCATACGGGGTGTGGCGGGCCGGGCTTAACCCCCAGAGCCTGGACCTGTCCGCCGATATAATTTCACTGAGAGAGGAGATAAACCCCGCCGGGGGCCGCCTCACTGTGGAGCTCCGCAACGACGACGGCGGCTATGCCGCGCCGGGAGAGGGCGATTTATCAATACTAGACATCGGCTGCCAGTTGGACTTCAGCCCCGGCTATGTTACCGCCCAGGGGAACGAGGCAAGCTCAGGGCTGGCTTTTACCCTGGATGCTTATGAGCACACCAGCGCCGGCGGCCAGTCCAGCCTGGTGCTTCATGCCGCTGACGGCTGGAGCTTAATAGGGGGCTGGAGAGCGCGGCACCAGTTTCGCTGGAACAAAGACACCGAGGAGATGAGTGTTAAGCAAATCCTGGCCTTTGTGCTGGGCCGGGTGGGCTTGAGATTAGAGGTGAAGTCCCAGTCTTCGGTTATGTCCGGCTACTACCCCGATTTCACCATCAACCCCGGTAACAGCGGCGATACCGTTATCCAAAGGCTGCTCTCCTTCGTCCCCGATGTCCTCTTTATCGAGGGCAACACGGTCTATGTGGTCAACCCCCTGTCCGCCGACGATTCTGATTATGCCTACGGCTCATCGCACTCCGTAGTCGAGGGGAGGTACCGGCAGGTGGGGTGGGGGCTTAATCATGTCCAGGTGGAGGGCTACGACCCGGGGCAGGGTGAGGCCATAGTGGTTGATGCCTTTAGCTGGGAGCAGGTAGACCGCCTCTATGACAGATTGAGGCAGGTTGAGGATAGGAACCTGGATACGGTGGCTAAAGCCGGGGAGAGGGGGGAGGCATACCTGAGGCAGGCGGAGATGGAAGCGGCCGACGGCGCTATCCTGACGCCGGTCAACTGCGGCCAGCAGTTATATGATGTGGTTGACATAACAGACAGCCGGGCCGGTCTTTCGGCGGATAAGAGAAGGGTAATCGGACTGACGCTGGTTTATCGCCCCCGCCGGGGAGAGTACCAGCAGCGGCTAATTTTAGGGGGAGTATAGAAG